CGCATGCCAGGCATTTCCACGCCTTCTGGTCCAACGGTAATTGGACGCTCACCAGCGGCACGTTGTGCCTCTAATGCAGCCTGTTCTTTAGCAAGAGCTTGTTGCTTGTAGTACTCAAGGTTAGGGTCAACAGGAACTGTGGGTTCTGTTTTACCTGCCAACTCATCCTTCATGGCTGCAACACCTGTCTTAGGTTTAGCAACCTCAACAGGCTTAGGCACTTCTGCAGCTCTAGGCATCACACGTGCTTTAGCAGCCAAGGCAGCATCACCAGCCTTAAGCATGGGCATACCACCTAACATAGGAGCAACAGGAACAACAACGTCGTTAATAAACTTACCAATACGACCAGTCATTTCCTGACCAGCTTCTGTACGGGGTTCAAAAGTCATACGCTGCATTGCATCAGCATACTCTTTTTCAAACGTTGTAGGCACGCCTGCCATAGAAGAGCGTAACTTCTGGATACCTGCAACTGGAATACCAGCAACCTGTGCAACAGCACCTGTACCCAAACTAAGCAACGACTCTGCTGTACCAGTTAAACCTTCACGTTGTTGACCAACAGCCTGTTTGATCTCTGCCATAGTTTTATCTTTGGCAGTGGGTTGTGATGGTTTAACCAGACGACCACGCAACTCTTGCAAGATTTCGTCATCTGAATAGCCATCGGCTTTGGCATCGGCTAAACGGAATCCTACACGTCGTGCAGCTTCTGCATTAACTTCCTGAATTGAATACCCGTCTTTCAGAGCTGCGTCGATGTCCATAAATTTCCTTAATAAGAACCAATAGGTTTACGTGGGCTGCCTGCTGAAGCAGGAGCTGCTGGAGCTGGGGTACCAGGCACCTCATCCAACGGAACACCCAAACCTTGTAAGAGTTTTAATTGTTGTGCTGCACGAGCATCACCAGCAGCAGCTTTGGCTTGTAAGTCTTGAGCAGTTGCTTGTTTAGCTAGAGCCGCCAAACGCAGATACTCAGAATCATCACCAGCCAAACGAGCTTTTTCAGCATGGTTGGTATAGACAACGGCTTGAGCTTGGTAGTTCTTAGCACCTGACAAGTCTTGTGACAAGGATTTATCTGCTGCAGCACGGTCTTTAGCAATTTGTGCACGAGAGTCAGCAGCGTAGCGTTGAGCATTAGCACTCGTATCAGCAGAGTAGCGATGACTTGCTGCATTAACGTTAGCCACATCCATCTTAGAACGGTAATCTTTGTTCTGAGTAATGGACCACTCATGCTTGGCTTTAAGTTCTTTTAGCATGGCGTCTGGATCCATACTAAACAAATGCTTTCGGTCCGCGTCATCCAAAGGAATACCCGCTTGTGCAAACAGTTGGTCAGCAGCCGCATAACGAGCAGGACCACTAACTTGTGACAAGACAGGAATTGCTTTACCTAAGATTTCATCACGGTAAGCTTCTTTTTCCTGTTTAGCTTTAAGCTCACCCGAAGCAAGTTCTTGTTGTTTAGCTTGCAGAGCTAAAGGATTCATCAGCTTAGCTTGGTCGGTTTCCATGAGAATTTTATCCATCTGAGCTTGACGCATTGCTTGCTCAGACTTGGCAGCATTTGCTTCATTCCCCATTTGGACACCTGCAAGGATTGAACCCCCTGCAGGACCGAGTTGATTAAACATGGTTGATAAGTCAGCCATATGATTCCTTATTTAGAAGTAGCAGTAAGAGCAGCCAAAGTCAATGGGGTATTCATCATACCATATTGGTTACCCATTGCGGTATTAGCCAAAGCATTTTGACCTGTTTGCATGTTAGCCAAAGCGTTTGTGCGATAGGTAGCAATTTTACCTGCAAAATCATTAGCACGAACACCATACTGACTATTACGACCAGCAGCAGCATCTTTACGATCCATCTCTTGCTTGAGCAAGTTGTACTCAGGAGAACCTGGAGCATACGTGTTCAAGATATCTTGACGGTTTTGATTGTACATAGCTTCTTGTTTGTCTGCCATTTTGTTCTTGGCATACATATCATACAAGCTACCACCAACATACATGGCTTGAATTGGGTTTTTACCAGCCCAGTTTGCTGCAGCACCTGCGGCATCACCAAAGTTACCTGCACCCATAGATGCTAAGAAGCCTTGAGGAGCTGTGTAACCTGTAGCTGGGTTAAAACCACCACCAACGTCAATGTTGTCAGGAGCATATGGGTTTGTTGGAACTGTAGCAGGAGCTGTAGTACCTGTGCCCATATCATAGCCATAGTTACCTTCACCGCCTGTAGTACCGTAGGAAGGAACATTACTACCTTGTGCTACAGTTGTTGGAGTAAAAGCGGGGGCTGTAGGTGCAGGACCTGTTCCACCCAATGTACCAGGACTTGATCCTGCTCCACCTAAATCGGCGCCGTTTTGATAATCAACAGCAGAAGAACCAGCCCCTGTGTTAAACATCTCACCAAGAGAACCATAGTTGCTCATGTTGCCATTAGCACCACCAGCAATACCACTACCCAGCAAGGCTAGATTGCCAAAATCAGAATTAAGTTTTTCTTTAGCCCCATCACTAACTAGTCGTGACGTTACAATGCTAGAACCTGGAAGAAAGTAGTTACCAACTGGTACTGCTGCTGCTTCAACCGTGTCACGGAAACTTGTCCACCATCCCATAATATATTCCTTTAATTAAACAATGGACGTAATGATACCATTAGTCACAGTTATTGTCTTTACACCTGCTGTAAATGTTCCAGATACACCAGAATTTAAGTTACTTGCTTGTGTAGAGGTTACGTGATATTGACCGCTTCCTAAAATGCTTGTCAATAACCCGTGATTTTTGTTTTGCAAATCTGCAACTGAACTACCCGCTTTATTTACCTGAGACCATGATACAGCTCCTGTGGTTGACAAGAGCGTGTATAATTGGTTATACCACGATACCCATGCAAAGTCACCGTTGTCGGCTCGTGTGGGTGGTGGTGGAAGGCCAACTGCCATCAATTACCTCCTTTGTTAATATCCACTTCAATGGCTTCTAAACGAAGCAAGTGAGGAAGAGCATATGTCAGTTTAATGGCACGTCGACGGAATTGACCCATTCTAAAGATAGCAGGAAGGTCTCCGTTAAATACCAAAGGTTGAGCAGTTGACCATGTCTTATAATCGTCATCTGACCAAGAGATATTCACTGTGCTGTCTACATAGGTATCGTCAGGGACGTCACCAACCAGAGTTAAACGGTGCATAAACTTACGGTTCATGTTGTCAAAGTCTAGTTTAGCAGAGATGGCTGTACAGGTAATAGCAGTTCCTGCATCAGTGTACTTCATCTCATCCATTTGATAAACCTTACCATTAGACTTATCTAGAATGTAAGCACTACCATCAGGACCATCTGTTCCGTAGTTACCCGTAAAGATACTAGCACTGGTTGCCCATTCATGCCACATGTCTGTCGAGAAGCTGTATACCAATGTGCGAGAACTTAAACAGATGACATAACATTTCTGTCCAGAGACCCGTACACAGAAGCTAGTGGCATTCTTTAGTGTGCTACCTTCACCTAACAAGGCAGATTTAATAGCAGGAATACCAATTTCTTTTTCTTTAAAACCGTCAATGGTCCAGACTGTGTGACCACCGTTAACAGTTTCACCAATAAAGATTACTTCTTTTTCTGTTTGAACGACGGAGGCAGGTGCGACTGTACCAAACTGTTGTACCGCGCTAGCATGTCTAGCCAACGGAGACCCTGTAGCGTTAGCTGCATCATAAAAGTATTCAACTGAGCTTGATCCAATGGCATAGATATAGTTGTTGTTTTTTGATAAAGCTACAATCTTGTCAGGATACATCTCAGCAGAAATGAAGTCTCCAGAAGTCCATAGTAAGGCATCATCAAGATTGCTGTTGTAAATGTCTTGTGTAGACGCTTTTGCTACAAACAAATAGCCATCTAGAAAGACTGGATGGGGAATGTGTGGAGTAGGAAAATCGGCATCTGTGATTTGTGTATAAGTACTAGGGGTGCTAAACACATAACCGTTAGTACCATCTAGTAGTACTAATGTAACAGTTCCTGTAGAACTAACAAACTCTGTAAAACCCACCTGACCGGTTGAGGTTGATAAAGTCAGTACCAATGTTCCGTTGGAGTATACCTTATTACCACTTACATTCATTAAGTAAGAAGTGCCACTAACAATCCAGTTATAGATACCTCGTCCCACAGCATTGTTGGTGGTGAATGAGGTAGTCATACCAGGACGGCTTTTAATATAATATTTCTTTTGGTCACCAATGGGACTCTGTACAACTTCCGTCATCATGTTGATTAAACGAAAGTCTTTACTACCAGAGGTGTCACGTTGTTGTGGGTTAGCAATAAAGTTAACCCGCTTAGTTTCATAAGTCTGTACGACGGGTGTTTTACTGTAAGCCATTATCGTCCAATGTAATCAGGTTGGAAGAACAAAGAACCTTCTTCCTGACCAAACGACAGTGCAGTTTGATGGAAGCGTTCTGCTTGTTGTGTAAGCAACTGACGATCTTGCAAAGGAACACCGTATTCAGGAGCAAGGCGGTCAGCCAAACCAAAGATGATTGCTTCTGTCCAGTAAGGAGGAAAGTCAATGTCATCTGAGGAGCTAGTCATGTCCTCAAAGGGACGTTGATAGCGAAGAATAATTGAGGTTGTACTGTCTGCTGGCTTAGGCCACAGGTTAATTGTACCCAACTGCATTTGTGGCTGGTAATACAAGTTAACAGGAGTGCCTGACGAGTAGTTTAACGGCAGCAGATTGTAGTTGTAATCTGAGTAAATGTTCAAAGGAACATTAGAAGATGTTGAGTCACTGCGCCATGCTTGTGTGACTTTTAAGGGCATTGCAGTGTTAAGTGCTTGGCTGTTGCCAATTTGGTAAGCAGCTTGATTAGCAATGGTAGTGAAGGTATAACTCTTCATTGCCCATACAGGCATACCATCAGCTTGGAAACCCTTAATCATTGCGTTAAGGGCTTCTGCTGCTTCTGTCACTTGTGACGCTGTAGGAGTGCTTCCACCAGACAATACAGCAAGCTTGCGAAGAGCAGCACTGATAATGGCATCACGTTGAAGCTTCCATGTAGTTGTTCCAGAAGTAGACATTTATTTCCTTACGCTTTGTGATATTCGGCTTCTGTCAAGATGCCTGGTTTGTATTTGCCTTCAGGCTTAAAGATAGTGAGTTCTTGCTGGCGCATTTCAGGAGCAAAGCTAATGTGCATCCAACGACCAAACTCGTGAATCATCTGGTCAAACTTGAGACCTGAATCCTTCACCATCTTGCACAGCTCATATGGAGTGTGCTTAGAGGAGCTAACATCAATTGCCCAACCATCCATGTGGCTAGAAACTTTGCTACCACCAACAGCAACGTTTACTTCAGGCAAACGCAACCAAGAGTTAATACGCAAAGCACCAGACAACTCACGAACCTTTTCCAACTGAGAAGCTGAATGTTTCATGTTCTCCAACTGGAGGGTAGAAGGCTGATTGCTAATACCCAAACGGACAGCCGTTTCAGAGTAGGTTGCTTCGTCTAGAGTAAAGTGTTCGCTGAGGTTCATTTGATTGTCCTAAGATTGTTGTAGAAGTCTATGCAGGAGTTAAGCTGAATTATGGCTTTGTCGCCGTCTGCGGTGATGCTGATAAGGTCTTGAGCAACCTGTCGGTCAAGTTCGGCTCCATTTTCTGAAGCTCCGTTGGTAGCGGGGGCAGCGCCAGTGGTACGGACATACAGCCTGAGAGTGCCATCAGCAACATCAGACTTGAGAGCATCAATTTTAACTTGTGCATTTTTCTTCTCTTGTTTAAGTTTTTCATCAGCCTCTACAGAGGCCTCTTGCATTTTGGTTTCGATGCGTGTAACTTCTTCTTGTATTTCTTGTCGTGCTTGGTATTTACCAGCAAAGAAAGCAAGGAGCAAACACACAAGGAATGTTGCTAAGTTACGCAGCATCTTTCTTCTCTTCCTTATTGAAAGCAGAGATACCCAAAATAGCAGCAAAAGCAATGTGGATAAAACCACCGTTAGTCAGGGTAAGAGGAACCCATTGACGGAAGGCATCGTTAGCTGCCTGTGTTTCCCAGAATTGTACAATTGTAAACATGATGGGGAAGAACACAAAGTCTGCCAAGTTAACAATCATGTAGGTAAGACCCATCAAGTAGGTCCAGCGTTGTTTGTGATTTTCATCCATGTTATTTCGCCCTGTAACACATATCAACCGCATCCTTTACAATGATGTAGAGGTACAGCTCAAATGGAAGTATAATAAAAAATAGCAGAGTAAGCAATATAAGGAAACTTACAAATGCGGTCTCGCTAGAAGAATTGCTAGTATTAGTCCCCATGTTTCCATCACTATTATTGCCATTACGACTACCCATGCTACTCGTTGTCTTAGTTTGTTTATTAGACGGTCTTGACGTTGCCATGCCTCTTTCCGTTTTCTAAGATTAGATAAATGAGTAGCTTCTTGTTTTTCTTGAACTAGCCCGTACATATCAACCACGTCTGTATACAGAGCACCAAGCTCTGGAGGGCTTTGATAAATCATTACCTCTCTAATTTCTTTTTGTAGCTTTTCCATTTCTTTTAAAGCTACAACATGGTCTAAAGACATATCAAGAAGCTCATCAGGATGAATCTCTTGTGTATCAATACGTTCTTGTTGTTCTTTGATCTTCTTGTCTAGGGCAATCATACCCTTAAAGAAAATCTTTAAATTCTTAATTAAGTTTTGCTTAATTGATTGTTCGTCTTTGTCTTCTTTAGAAGAGGCCCCCTGCGGTGCGCCACGGTCATCCGATTTCTTTATATCAGGGAGCGTAGGCGGAGGGGGACTTTCTTTTGGAAACAGTTTAGATTTAAGAAATGACCAGATGCCTGTAGACACTTGGTTAACTTCTTTAGCTATACCCTTAACTTCGTCAAAGGTTTTCTTAGCTTTAAGGACCGTTCCTTTATACTCTTTGTACAATTCACACCCTTGCTGAATTGCAGCAACAGCAGCATTCATTCCGGCAAGAATTGTTAAAGGCATGTTAACGTCCGTGGGTCATAAAGGTAAACACCATCCCACCCATGCCTGTAAGCAACACACCACAAGCAGTGATGAGGATGCTTTCAAGACGTTTAAGACGGGCATTGATAATTTCATAGCGGAGTGCACAAATCTCTTCGTGAGAGGAGATACGAGCTTCTGTAGCATCTACTGTGGTCATCATGCATCCGCCGCTTCAGGCGTGTTACCTTTTTCCAGCCATTTCAAATAGGCTTGGTAGTCTGTGTTGGCGGGGTCGAAGGGGATGAAAAGCTGAACGTCAGCCTTGCAAACCGCAAAAGCTGTGTTTGTTTTTGGGTTATTAATTAGTTTGTACATTTACAACTCCGCAGAAAGAATAATAGTTCCACCGCCATACGCATTAAAGTTATAAAGCGAGTTTGTTGTAGTGGTAGCTGTAACCAACATTATTAGCTGGTTGCCTGTGCTAAGAGTTTGCGGAGCAAAAGCCGTGGCAGAAATATTTGTTCCTGTAGATGTTGTCACTCTGGCAGTTACGCTACCACTAGTAGAATACGATGGAGTAGACCGCATTGGAACAGGTATAGGCATTGTGATTGCCACTGAATTGGTTGTATTGTAAGCACCATAACCAAAACTAAGAGCATCTCCAACACTTGTTGCAATTGAATACGCATACCGCTGACACAAAGCCAACTCAGTACCATACGGGCGGTAGTCAAACGATGTGGCTGTGCTGCCTTTTTCTAGTTGAACTTCGTCAATCTCAAAGTAGTTGCTTGTGTTATCTAACAAGTTAACTTGTGAGCCGCCTGTTGGGTAGTAACTACCAGCACGACCAGTGTTTGCCCCTAATGTAAAGATAAGACGAAGGCGGTCAGCGTTGTCAGCTGTTATAGATGACGGTGCAGTAAAGGTGAGTGTGTATGCAGTTTCAACACCAGAAGAACTTACTGTAATACTCTGAGGTGTACCAAATGCGGCTGCTGTACCATCATAAAGAACAACACCGTAGTTGCCTGTCTTGTTTGTCTTGACTTTAAATGAGACTGTTACTTGTTTGCCAGCCAAATCATAGCAATTTAGGCCTTCAATTCTTTGTTGCAAAGAAAGCACATCGGCAGAGTTTGCGTAAGCCGCCGCAGTAGTGCAGTTAACTCGCAATCCGCCGCCGCTTACTTGAACAACCTGTGCAACAGCAGTCCATCCTGTGTTTGCAGGGAACAAGCACCAACGATCAGCAACGTAGGTTGCGGTTGTACCCGTAGCTGCAATGCTGCTAATTGTTGTGCCACGTTGCCAAACCTGAAACGCACCATTGATGATTCGGTTCTTGAAGCCTGTGTACTGAGCTGTTGAACTCAACATTCCTTGGTCAACTTGTGTAAGTGCCATAAATAATCTTTCTTAATATTTGCCTTCAGCAAACACGTTGACGAACACCGTACCGTCCTCGAGTGCTTCAATTTCATGCCATTCGTTTGCAACTAAATTTACCGGCTGGCTGTCTTTAGTGCGTACGACTTCTTTACCTTCTTTGCGAATAACGATTGAACCGCCATGACACATTGTTAAATGGGGATAATCGTGCTCATGCTTAATTAGCCCTTCCCCTTTGTTAGCATGGTAGATTTGCAAGGTTGTGCTGTTCTGTTGAACAACAAACTTGGGGCCAATGTTGTTCATAAGGTTTGAGCACCGTTAACAACCACTGGCGTTGGAGTAGCTGGTGGGTTTGATACTTCTGTTAGTAGAAATGCGTATGCCGCTTTACGCACACCCGCTTCTATTTGTTCTTGTGCTTGGTCATATTGACCTTGCAAATTAAACCATGTTTCTGAGCCATTCTCGTCTACATCGACAAAAGCCAACAGTGTTCCACCTGCATAATGCTTGAAGAATTCAATCAGCCGATCACTCAGAATGTTTGTTGCTTCCTCTGGAGTATTTGCATAGGTATATTGCCCATCGGCAGGATTGATAATTCCGTACTTCAACATTGTTGTTCCTTATGAAATTGCGCCATAACGCGTTCCGTTTGTCACCCATGTAACGGTATAGCCATTAAGTGCTACGGCTTTACCGCCAGCACCACCAGCTCGACCGGGAACAGAGCCACCAGCCGCTCCCCAGCCTCCACCGCCGCCAGCAATCCATGACGCATCACCCGCACCGCCAGCGCCGCCCGCTGAACCGCCAGACGCCCCATATTGGGTGTTGTCTTGCAGAACACCACCGCCACCACCAGCACCGCCGCCTAGCCCCCACGGTTCTCCCGGAGTTCCACCTGAGCCGCCAGTGCCAGGCATAATGCGTCCGCCACCGCCACCTGAACCTGTTGGATAAGGGTAACAGTTTGCGGTAATATAAGCAATCTGTCCAGGGCCACCAGATGCCCCAATTCCTCCTCCGGAACCTCCTCCGTAGTATCCACCTCCAGCTCCACCGCCAGCACCGCCACCCCCTCCGGGGCCTACGTTACCAGATATACCGATGGACTGTGCTGTAGAGCCTCCGCCGCCACCACCGCCGATGTACGTGTTATTGGTGATCGTGCAGTTGACCCCTAGAGAAATAGCAGGTCCGCCCGCCGTTGGGGTGGTAGCCGTACCTGCACCGCCCATACCCATGATGTACCCGTTGTTAGTCAAAGTTACACCACCAGGGAATGAACCATTAATGGTCAGTCCGGCAGTTCCGGTGCTTGTGGAGTATACATATACACCACTGTTGATTGTAGCAATAACTTGCGACGATTGGTTCCACCCAGCGTTAACAGCGAGTGTTCGCAAGTTTGCGTTTACTTGATTTGACGAAATAGTGAAGGAGAACGTGTTTGATTTACCGTGACCATCACTCATAGATATTGCGCCACTTGCCTTGCCAAACAGAGTACGCACCGCACTGTCGTTCAAACTGATTTGTGCAGTTGACGATAATCCAAGTTCGGTATTTACCTGTGAAAACGAAATAGCGTTTGGTGATACTGGTAATGTCATGTTTACACCGTGCCGTAAGCCGTGATGTTACCAACCACGGTTAAGTTACCTGAAGCGTCTAGCTTTGCTTTGTTTGTACCACTCACTGAGAAGTACAATACACCGCCAGATTCAGTAATATTCCATGTTGTCCAACCTAAGTTGGCGCGAGCTGCCCCACTACCCATTTTAGCATTGGTAACTGCACCTCTGCAATTTTTGCAGTTGTAACAGAAGAATCTACAAGTTTAACAGTAGACACTGTGCCATCACTGGGAGTACCAATAGCAAGAGGTGTACCGTACACAACCTCAATATTAGCTGTGCCTGCAGGAGGAGCTGTTGAGAATGTTAAGGTAGTACCTGATAATGAATATGTAGACTTAGCTTGGTAAACACCGCTAATTGCCACATATGTATTGTTTTTAGTACTAGGATCAGAAGAAAGAGTATAAACAGTTTGACTGCCTGTACCATTAAACACATCTACGTTAACGTTAGTAGCGCCCAAACCCGATTGGCTAGCGAACCAAGTACTGGTTTCTAAATCGGCAACTAAGATAACTTGTGAATATTGTGAACCAATCTGAACACTAGTTGCACCGTTAATTGTATCACTGCTTGAGCGATTGATGTTTACAGCGTTACCATCAGAGGTCCATTTAACAACAGCAATTTTAAAACCATCACCAACAGAAGCAATGGTTGGCAGAGTAATAGTGATTGCTCCACTTGTAGTAGTGATACGAAGCAAATCACCCGCATCACCTGCTACAACCGTGTAGTCGGCACTCTTGTCTTGAACAGCAGAATACAAACCTGAAGCAGCCGCGGCAGCAGCCGCAATAGCAGAAGTGTTAGCAGCAGATGCACTACCTGCTGCATTAGTAGCTTCGGTTGCAGCTAAGCCCGCCTGAGTAGTTGCAATACCTGCTTGAGTAGCTGCTGTACCCGCACTGGTGCTTGCATTAGACTCACTAGTTGCTGCATTACTAGCACTAGTTGCAGCGGCTGTAGCATAGTTAGAAGCAGCCACTACCGAATCAGTCAACGCACCCTTGTTCACACGCATTTCAACGGTAGAACCTACAGCAAAAATATTAGCAGTGCTATCGTCTTGTGCGCGAATAATTGTTAAACTTGTACCACTACGAGCAGTACACTTAACAATTTCACGGATGGTCTTTGTGCTATCTTCGAGAGTAGCATAAAAATAATCGCCACCTGTGGGTGACGGAAACAATGTTTCTGTACCTGTAGCAACAACTAGAGTAGTATCAATACCACCCAATGCTACGGCTAATGTACTTTTAGCGTTGTTTGCGAGAAGAATAGCCATTAGTCAATTCCTACAAAATTAATAGTGGACCCGTTCCAGGTCAAATCAGTTTCATCATTTAGAGGACTCATAGGATCAGGGACATATGAATCTTGTGCTGGATAGGGTCGTGCAAAAGGAACAGCAATCTTTTCACGCTGAACCTTCAGAAGAGTTTGAGGATGGCGTGATTCCCAATCTTCTCGGCAAACCATCAAACCATCCCAACGCTTCTGTAAGTCTAATGCTTTAAATTTACGTCCGCAACTGTCGCACAACGCGTTCCAGTTCCCTGGGATAAGATGGTTTTGCATAGCTTATTTTAAGAAACGTAGTTTATAAATTGTTGAGCGGAACAGCTTTACAACTGTGTCCACATCATTTTGAATAGAGGAGTCTGTTTTATCAAACGCTTTGTAGCGGTTGGACTCAATCCATTTTAGAGTTTCTTTGAAATACTTCAAAGGCTCTGTTGTGTCTTTAGCAGCAAGGGTTGGAATCTTGAGGAGTTCTTCATATTCTCCTTGCCACTGTTCAGCAATGCCGTCTGCCAGGTCTACAATCTCATCATAAAAACTGCCCAAAGCAGAGTGCTGAGAAAAAGAATCAGTGGCTAGGTGCATTTGATGGGCAACTGTTCGACTAAGGAACAGTACACCAATAAACTTGCCTGCTAGTTCTGCCATATTACGCTGCGTAATAGACAATGTAGTTAGCACCTGTTCCGGTCAATTGGTTAAAAATACCATTTTCCATTAGAACGGGTTGCGTAAAAATTACGTGGTTTTGATAATCTGATGCCCGTACTTGGACTCGAACAGCGACCTTGCCTGCGGCAGATGTGTTATCATAAATATCAAGAGTAGCTGTGTTTGTGCCGTTGCCAAACAAAGAAACCGCGTTAATGCGGTTACGACCTGTGTAGGTCAAAGACGATGCTGACAAAACGCCAGTATTTAGTGAAGAGGTAGTCATTTAATTTCCTTGTTAAAAAAAGGGGTCCGAAGACCCCCTCTTTATTAGCGAACGTACATTACTTTAACATACC